CTATAGTAGAGCATAATTCATATTCTTCAGTACCCATTTTAGATTTACTATCCATAACGATACCACAAGTAAAACCTTTTTGCCAAGGGCTAACTAGCACCTTGATTGAATTAATTAAACTTAAACCTTCTTTTTTCTTTGTCATGTATACCAATACCTATCTACATTGTCTTTATTATACTCAACAATTTTATGTTCAAAACTTCTTTTCATACTTTTTCTACCAAAGTCATTAGCTTCTTTTTCATTATCAAATAACGTATTACTAAACATTCTATAATCTTTCTCCTTTTTATTTTTATATAATACAAAGTATAACATAATAAGAGACGGTGAGAAACAGACCCCTCAAACTATTCCCCACCATACTCTTCAGTCTCCTCTTTTGGATTTGTTACAGAAGTGTACCAAACCCATTTCGGATTCTTTCCTTTAGATTGCTGTTGTGGTAACAACTGCAACTTGTCTCTTCCCCAACAAGGAAGTTTGTATGGGCAGTATGAACATACAAAACCCAAAACTCTATTACCTGTAGGTTTACTTCTAAAAGTTTCTGCTACATCATCATAACATCTTTTAAAAGGTTCGCCTTTAGTTAATGCTTTAAAATTATTCTTGGCAGAATCTAATGCTGTCTTCTTATATTCTTCATGCTCTGTAGGTGTTTCACAAACTGTCCACTCACCAGTAGATTTATTAACTACAATCCAGCCACCAAACTTTTTCTTTTGACTCTCGCCATATAAAAATCCTTGTGATACATAACCAAAGGAATCTTCTCTAGCAACTTCACTAAATCCCCCTGCTTCTCCAAATTTTTTATCAAATGAGTATGGTGATGCACTTTTAATGTCCCATACTTTGCCATCAATTTCAACATCTTGTCTACCTTCAATTGCTCCTCCATCAAATTTATACTCTACTTTTTTCTGTTCATTCTTTAATTTTACACCTGCTGATTTCATTACAAATATAGATAATGCTTCTATTAAATCACCAAATGTATTTCTCATTCTAACATTATATGGTTGACCTTCACCCTTTATACCTTTTGCTTCCATTTGTAGTTGGCATAATGGTCTACCTATATTAGACATTCTAGGTTCAAACTTATCTTTTCTTTCTTCTTCAAACTGTTTCAGTAAGGCGTTTTTACACGCCTCACCAAACTCCTGCACTAGCTGTTTGTCTAGCTTGACAGGCTTTTTTGAAACAGAATCAAGATACTGCTGTACTTGTAAAAGTATATTATTCATTAAGCTGATAATACTTTTTCTGGATCTAACTCTTCTACAATTTTAGCATCTATCTTGTCACTACCATTAGCACCTTTACTCTTTGCAGCATTGTAAAGATCAATGATCTCTTTGTTCTCAACATCGATGGACTCTTGAAATACTTTTAATGTTTCCATATCAGTATCAGATAGCTGTAAGTTTGCATCTGCATTAACAGATATTTCTGGTACATAAAATACATTACCACCTTTCTTTTGTCTTTTAGTATCCAAAGAAAATGTACAATTAAACATAAGTTTTTTTCTTTTCTTTAAAAGATCTAAGGCAGCTGTTACAGGTGAGAATGCAGTACCAGTTACTCTATATAACACGGGTATGTTTTCTATATTATGGTCATGCCCTTGTGAAGTTTTACCCTTATTAAAAGATAATAAACCATACACAAGTTTATAACATCTTATAGTTCTTTGCTGTTCTAATTGTTCTGGTGTAAGACTTGATCTTTCTTTGAAAGGAATCTTACCACATTTAGTTCCGCCTAATATATCTATAGCTTCTTCTCTCCAACTTTTAAATATAATAGATCTATTAACATACTCCCCCTTATCTGCATCATAGTGCATGTATTGCATAGCACTTATGAATGGTCTTAATGTTACTGGTTTACCAAAAACATTTTGACCTACATTAGAGTCGTATGTGTAGAAGTGACCAACTGGTAATTGATTACCATCATCATCTTCTGGTGAACGATTGATAGCTAGTCTAGGTATATTTGTACCTGTGCTAGAACCATCGTCTTGCCCAATGGCTTGCATAATTTGCTCATCAGACATTTGTTTTATGTTTGTTAAGTTATTGTCAGACATTTGTCCTCCTTATTGTTAATTAACGTATACACTATTTTGATTAAAAAGTCAAACAAAAAATGCACTGATTGCTAAAAACCACATTAAAAGTATAATGCATAATGTCACACTACCAGTTAAATAAGCTGCTATTTTTCCTAACATATTACTGTCTCCCCATCTATTATTTTTGTATCTAAACCATCTGTCTGTGCAAAGTAAACCCACTCAGATAAAAACTCATGATCTTTATCTATATATAATACCTCTGGGTCTGCTATACACTGATCTTTTAAAGCTGTGTATTCTAAGTATGCAGAATACTCTTCATCAGAAAACTCATCCATAGTTTCTAATGCTTCTACTTCTTTAGTCATTTGACCTCCTCTACTAAATCTACTTTTACATTTTCCATACCCATTTCTTCAGCATCATTTTCATCCCAACCTTCTGATTGAGTTTCAAATATTTCTTTAGCTTTTTCTGCTGAATTAGCTTCTATTTCTCTGCACATCCAAACATCTGCAGTATAGTGCACTTTATATTGTTTAGTCATTTGACCTCCTTCATATTTAACCAATCATACCCTATTTTTAATTCTGTGTCAAGGGGTACATTGAAGTCTATTTTGTAATACTGTTTTAATGCAGGTATTACATCTGCTGTGCCCCTGTTAAATATCTCACTCATCACATCTTCTTCGCCAGGGTAAACATCAGCCACAATAGAATCATGGACTGTGTTTATAAGTAAACTCTTTACTTTCTTTTCTTGCATAAGTTTATATATATTTATACAAGCAAGTGGTACAATATCTGCAGTTGCAAATCCTTGCACAG